AAAAAAGGGGGCCGAAGCCCCCGTACTATTAGGACGTGCCGGGCGAACCGTAGATGCCCAGAGGATCGGATACGCCGAAGCTGTATCGCTCACGAGCCTTGTATCGGACGTTGCCGGTATCAAAGTCGCCGTCCATTGAAGTCTCCAGCGCGGTACGCTGAAAGTGCTTCATGCCGTTCGGTACATCGGTGATGATGAAGAAGGCGTTGGTATCAGTCAGGAAGTGGTTGACTGAGTAGCCTTCCGGAATCGAGCCGTTGTTGCGAAGGGCGTTGATGTCGTTGTCAGCCGTGCCAACTCGACCCTCAGTCTCAAGCAAGCGAGTTGCTACAAACTGAAGCGCGGGTGGAACGATCAGACGACGAGGACGTGCCGCGATCAGCAGACCACGCTCATCGGTGAATGCGGCGATGTTAATCACTGCATCTTCCAGAGAGGTCTCATTCAAGTCAGCCGCAACGGTAGGACGGTTAGCATTGGTACCACCGTTTACCAGCGGGTGAGATGTGCTGAACAGCGTTACGCCGTCACCAGAGTTGTAAGACGTGAAGCCGTCGTTAAGCGGGTTAGCCGCTTTAACCTGCTTGGTGTGAGCCATAGCACGGGCCAGCGCCTTGGTGTAACGAGCAGACAAAGAGTCATACAGGTTATCTTCCATGGCTTCTTCAGTGATGGAGAAGCCGAGAGCGATGGTCTCGTGGTTATAGCGAGCAGTGAAAGACTCCTGTGCTGAGTCGTAGCTGATGGCCGCGCCTTCAGCTTTGACTGGTGCCGCACCGAAGCCAGACAGCTTCACTTCTTCTTCAAACGAACGCTCAGATGATTCAGTTTCGTAAATCATCGTGTGCTCGTCATCGTAGCGCTCATACTCCAGACCGAACAAAGCGTTCAGTCCGGGCAGAAGCTCTTTCAACATTTGTGCGCGTGAAATAGCCATTGTTTATGCCTCCTTAAACGCCAAGCGCCGTATCGTAGGCATGGCTTCCGGGCAACCAAGTGACGATGCAATCGGTGAACGAGTCACCTACCGCACTGTCAGGCCCGTCAACAAAGTCAACGATTCGGAGTGGGAACGAGTTAGTGGTAGCAATCGAAGAAGCGTCGAGCGCATTCTTACTGCGGCCAATCGAGGTTGATCCGGCAGTGCTGATTGCCTGTACGTTGTTGCCAAGGCCGGTCTGGGCAATAGAGCCGTCGCCTTGCATCTGCATGACCAGCTTGGGGTCGTCGCAAACGTAGGCTACAGCGTCAGATGCCGCAGTAGAAGCAGGCCAGTATTGGCTGAAGGTTGGTTGTCCGGTGGTGGGATCTGTGTAAGCACAACCACAGAACACACCAACAGTACCGGCGACAACAGCAGTAGTAACTGCGGCCTTCTCGACGGTGCCTGCGGCAACCAGTTTTACGAAGTCGCCATAAAAGATGTCAGTGCCGTAGCCTGAAGCAACTTTAATGTGGCGAACCTTCCCGGTGAAGGAACCGGAGGCACTGAGCGTACCTACGGGTTCTGCACCCATTGGAGTAGCTGAAGAAGCCATTTCCTTTCTCCTTGAAAGTTAGCAACCGAAACCACCCCTTGCGAGGTTAGTTTCGACCAAAGGTTGTCCGAGTGGACCGCTCTGGATTAAGAACGGGCATTCGGGGATCGTTTTGCTTGAGGAAGTTGTTGTCCACAGACTCCATCTGATTAGATGCCATGTTCTGGAAGTGCTCCTCTCTGGCCTTCATCTTGTCGGCTGGTGCCTTGCAAAGAAGCAAGCCGCCGATCTCGATGTTGCCATCAAAACGGGAGTCAATGTCTGACATGACATTCAGCTCTGGATGATCTTCCGACTTAACCGGAACCCAGCCTTCCCTGAACTTCTGAGAGACATTGGTGTTGTCTGCGTGACCCAAGGTGCTTGTTCGTACCCACCGGAATACCCAGCCGTCTTGCGGCTCTGGTGTCGGAAGCACGGATGCAGGCAACCATGAATCGGATGGACGTTCTTCTACCTCTCGGGCTTCTGCCGCCCGCGTTGTGCGCTCTTCTGCCATGATTAGCTCTCCTTGAGTAACTGGTTGGCATATTGTTCGGGTGTAAGACCAAGACGCTTAGCGAGTGCGACTTGGGTGCGGCTCAACCTCACTTTGCGTGGTTTGGCGCCATTGTTCCTTGCGGAAGGTGCCACCACCACGGAGGGGCTTCGGGAAGTCGAGGAGACCGGACTCTCTGAGTCGGTCGAGCCACTACTCTCTTCTCCGAAGTATTCTGGGAACTTGCCCTGCACACGCCGGTCAAGCTCGTCATAGTAGTCGTCTGTCTCGGGGTCGAAACCCTCGTGACGGATCATCTTTTCGTGAACGCCGTAGGCGAACGCGGTCATTTCCATGTGGTCCTCAGACTGGAACCACTTGTTCTGATCTGCCCATGCCAGTGCTTTTTCGCTTGGCTTGCGCAGTTGAGCCTGTTGTTGCTCCGGCTGTGGGGCCTGCTGGGCCGTCACATGCTGAGCAAACTCATCCTCTTTTGGTAAAGGCTTCGACGCCTTGTAGTGGTGGGTTCTCTGAGAAATCTGACCCAGCTCATACTGTGCGCTATTTAGCGCCTTCTGAGCCTCAATCTGCTTCTCAGTGTTGCCCTCCTCTACAGCTTGGCGAAGCGATGCTTCTGCGCTCGCCATCGCCATTTGGGCGCGTCGCTCTGACTCTCCGAGAAGAGCCCCTTCGCCCTGATGAAGTACACGCTGGAGTTCGCGATTTTGGTCTGCATACTGCTGGGCAACCTTAATCGCCTCTTCCCGCATACGCTCCGCATCTTCCCGGAGTCGCCGCTCTTGGTGCTGTTCATAACGGAGTTTATTGATGCGCTTCTTGACTTTATCGCCGTAGCCCTTCAGCTCATCGTCATCGTCGGCAGACTCGTCCTTGGCAGGCTTTGCCTTTGCGATTGGGCGCCTATCTTCTGGCTCCCGATCATCGACAACCTCAATGTCAACACTGGGGTCGGACTCTTCTTGATCGACCTTCTTGCCTATCGTAGTCCGAACCCCGAGGAACTTGTCCTCGTTTGACATGGACGATTCTTCCATCTCAATCTGTTCTTCGCTCATACCTTCTCAATCCCCCTTGGGTCCTCAACAACAGCTTCAACGCTGTCGTCATTGATTAGTCGAAACTCTTTACCGTGCACCTTGAATCGGGTGCCGCTATACGAACGCATCAGAATCCAGTCCCCTTCTTGGCAGTAAGCGCCATTCGGAAACCGTTTCTCGTCCTTGTAAGCGTCTGCGCCCATCTTCAAAACGAACCCACAGATGGAACCAATCTCTTCCACCTTGAGTGTTTCAGCCGCCTTGATGATGCCGCCTTCCGTTTTCTCGTCAGGCTCTGGCAGTGCGATAAGTAGTTTGTAACCCTTGGGTTCTGGAAGTTGACTTGCCGTCTTTGGCTCTTCCGTCATGTTGTACATCCCTGCACCGAAAAGTGGCGTTCGGAGTCGCCTTGCGTCGCTTCATGCAACGAAATCGGAAGCGCTCACTCCGTGAGCGTTTATTCTCGTTCTAGTCTGTTGTTTAGATCGAGAAGCTCGCGTTCGGCGTAGGCTAGGCCCTCAATGATGCCGGTACAGCGAGAGTAATCATTCATGTCTTTGCAACCACCGCCTGCGACGTGATCCGTCACCTCGTTCATGTGGTCGCGGTAAATTTTTTGCAGTGCGGCTAACAAGTTGTTAGTAGCGATATTACTCATTATCAATCAGGCCCTTGACTACGTTAAATCCTGACCTGAACCCTTCGATCTCTTCTCTTGAGCGATTGGCGTCTTTGGCTGTCTGCATTTTTGCCGCCAGCTTTGCCGCTTCGATTCGCTCCTGAGTCTGGAGTTTCTCCATGTCTACGACAGCCTTGCCCTGCGCCTTCTGGAGATCCGCCTGTATCTTGGCCATCTCCGCTTGCGCCTTGGCAACCGCCTCACCTTCCTTGATCTGCAATTCTCTTTGTTGCATCTGAACTACAGGATCTTCCTGCATCTCAGCATTCTGCTCGGCCTGCGCCATACGCTGTGCCTTGCCTGTCACCTGAGCGGCGGCAGGAGCAACCAGCTTGGATATACGGAACTCAATATCTTCAGGCAGTGGCTCGTCTGGGGGCGGAAGCTCTACACCCAGCTCACGCTCAATCTTGGCCCGATACTCAAACGCAACGTGCTCGGAGATATGCGCGGCCATAGCCGCCGCCGCCGCTTGAGCGGTGGGGCTCTTCTCCATCAACTGCATGACCTGCGGGTTCTCCATCAGGGACATGTGCACCTGAATGTGTGCCTCATGGTCTTGATAGAGGAACGCCTTGACTGGCTCACCGTTGATGATGTTCATGTTTTCGCTGACAGGATCTGTCGGCTTGATGTCATCCTCAAGCGGAACAACCTTTTCCGCATCTTGGATACCCAGCACTTCCAGCATTTGCCGGTGTAGCAGAGGCAGGTCGTACATCTGTGGCGCCTGAGACGCAAGCTGTAGTGCCGCCTGATACTGCATGATGCGTTGCGCCATCGTGCCCGCATTCGGGTCGCTGACGGGAATAATGTCTACGCGGTCGTCGAAATCCGTGGCTACCAGCGGGCCTTCGTCTGGCTCGTAGGGGTAAACATCGGGGCCGTAATCTCTGACAAGTTCAGAAAGGATCTTTAGCTCTCTCGACATCGCGTGGTGGACGCGGCTCTGAACCGCGCTCAGCACCTTCATCTCGCGCTCAAGCACTGCCAGCGTGGTGCCTACAGGCGCCTCACCGTTAATGTCTGACGCCTTAACATCTGCGGCTGACGCAAACCGACGCCCTTCCTGAACAATGTCGCCCAGCAACTGATACAGGACGCCACTTGGCTCCTTGTATGGCAGGAAGGTGATGTTGTCGCGGATGGCGCCACTGGGAACGTCCACATCCCTAAACTCTCCGGGCATGATGGGCGTGTCGTCGCCTTTAATTCTGAGTCCGCGAGACTTCAGACCGCCCGGAAGATTCGATAGGGTGCCTGAGTCGACGAGCTGTCGCAGGATAGATGTGGCTGACTTAGACAGCCCACCAATCATGTGCACCAAGCCGAAGCCATAGAACCCTAGTCCGGGCAGGTATTGATAGTGAACGTAGTGTTCACGCCGCATCTTTTGCGGGTCGTTCTCGTACCAGTTGCGTCGGATCGACAGGATCGTTCTGGACGACTTGTCAATCGTGACGATATACGGGAGCGCGATGCCTGTGGGCTCGCCCCTGTCCGTATCTTCAAATCCGGGCAGGTCAATATCTACCTGCATCTCCAGCAAGGTGTGCCGGTTGTCGTACTCGTAGTTTTCTGAGTCGCCAGTGAGCCTGTTGTATTTGGCCTGTATCTCTGACAAGTCAGGCGTTGAGGGAGGCAGGTCTACATCTGCGTAGAACCCAGCAACCTGCAACTTGCGAATCTCATTGACCGTGCGCTTCATCACATGTGTGGCGCGCTCACACGTTGTCAGGTCAGAGGCGCCGTAGCTAACAACGAAGTCCTCTGCCGGCACAAACATTGCGCAGGGTCGACCCATACTGGGGTCGTAGTACACCTTACGGAATGCTGAGCCTGCAATCGGGAGAGAGAACAGCAGCTTCTCTGTCTCGGTCCTGTACTCCGTCATCCGCTGAGTGATGAGGTAGTTCAGGTAGTTCTGTACCCGATTAGCCTGCTTGGTCTTTTCATCGTCCAGCTTGCCCACAATCGCCGTCTTGACGGGGCCACTGGCGGGGTAAATCTCTTGTATCGTTTGCGCCTGAAAGCGCACAACCGCTTCTGACAGCATGGGGTGGAATACACCGCACGCGCCTTCCCACGGGGTAGAGCGGTCCTCAAACTTGAGTCCCAGCAGATCCAGACCGCGAATATAAGAATCTTCCCAGTCCGCCCTGCTGTTGCGATCCGCCTCAAATGCCGACACCAACTCAGATGCGAGAGCGTCTAGCTCTCCGTCTGACAAGTAGTCAACAAGGTTGGAGTCGTGGCGAGCCCCCAGAAGTTCAGCCGCATCGGGATCGAAGTCGATCATCATGCCGCCTTCATCATCGAAAATTCCGACTGCTTCTGGGTTTTCGATCACTATTTCTAGTGACGGATCTTCTGGCGCCAACTCACCAGCAAAGGGTGTCGCCGCCTTATCAATGGCCATAATTAGCCCTTGCCGCCTCTTTTAGCTCCGGGCCTGTGTCCGGGCCGCTTCCTCAATCCTTTCCGCATATCGCCAAACTTCCCCTTCGGCTGGTTCGGATTGCCTAAGCCGGGCATTGTTCTGCCGCCCCTGAAATAGCCCTTGGTATTGGGGACCATGCCACCGGCCTTCATCTTGCCTTCGCCGTCAGCCGCGAAGAATGGAACTTCCTTGCCATCCTTGCCCTCGACCATCTTCAGCTTGCCGCCAGAAGCGTACATCTTAGATGTTTTCTTCATCATGCTCGTCACCTGCATATAGGTTGTTAAAGACTCGATTCACGTCCAGCGTGTAATCAAGGTCTGATTTTGAATAGTGGATATGCTGTGACGGCCTAAAGTCGGGCGCCCCTTCACCTGCCTCAAACCAAGCTGGGTGTGTCACCCTGACTCGGTTGTTAGGCAGTGCCACTATGTTTCCAGTCCACGGACCCGCATCCAGCAATTCCATCACATGGCTTTGCTTGTGTTGTGCGGGATCATCCGCGATCTCACTGTCGGTGTAATCCACCGTGAACATGTACTTCGCTGGGAAGAACTTGTCGTCAATTTTTGCCATCCACGGGCACGGTGTCGCACGCTCCAGCACATACACGCTGTGTTCTCTGGAGGAGCAGTCCCAAGGCTGGGCCGCGTAAACTGGCATTGGCTCTGGCCACTCCTCAAACGGGGTGTCGGCTACCAGAGCGGTGATGGGCATCCTTGCCCACATTGCCCCTCCGTGAACATTCGGCTCGTCGGAGTCGTAGGTTTCAGCGCCTGTGAATATGATCTGAAAGCTAAGGCACCGACAAGGCATTGTGGTAACAGCGATTGCCATCGCATGAAGAAACTCACCATGATATTTCTGATGATTGTGCGTGTATTCACGCCGCACCCAGCACTTGAAGTGCGGGATGTTGCTCTGCAAAAAAGCCATTTAGTAGTAGTCTCCCCTTCTGGCGTAGTCCACTGGCTCATCTTCTTCGTCAGTGTGTAGAGAGAGAAACCCTCCCTGACGGAATCTGAGTAGTGCCTGCGTGGAAGAGTCCACTAAATCGTCATGCTCACCTGATGGGAACGATGCAAATTCTTGGATAACCTCTTCCGCGAATCTGGTCTGCGGCGCCCAAACGACGCCCGACGCGAACAAGTCAGCAACAGCGTTCACTCTTGCTATCTTGTCATTACCACGAGACGGGGTATATTCCGCGACCGGAATCCCCATAGCTCGTAGCTCAAAAATGAGTGGCATCCCTGCCGCTTTAGCCTCCACGATGAATGCGTCTGGTTGCATTTCGGCCCATAGCTCGTAGGCTTTGCGCTTGAGTTCTGGAAACTCAAGACGTTCTTTGTAGGCATCCAGTAGGATGATATTGGGCTTTGTAACCCCTTCGTCGTCAGGCGAGTAGAACACGCCCCACGTTGTGCAAGCTGAATAGTCAGAGCGTTGCGTCTTGAGAAACGCTGTATCCCACGACTGAATAATAAATTCGCACGGGGGAGGACGATCCATGTCCCACTCCTGCCACCACTCACGCTTGATAAGTGCGCCCTCTTCGGACGTTGGGTTTTGCTGGTATTGTGCGCTCCACTTGGAAGCGGGTAGTTCACTACGCAGAGCTTCTAGCTCTGATTGGCTCCAGAACTCAGGCCACAGGGGATTACCTGAAGGCATGATTGCTGGGAACTCGATAACCTCCCACTCATCGCTACCGACGCGCTGAGCAGAGGACTTAATAATCTTTCCGGTTAGATCCCGCATGTGCCAGCGGGTCATCACCACAACAATAGCGCCCCCCGGCTGTAAACGCTGTCGGGGACCGGATGTGTACCACTCATAGGTCCTGTCAAAGACTGCGGCGTCTCCTGACTGGCCCTCCTGTTCTGAGTGCGGGTCATCAATGATGAGCAGGTCTGCACCTTTACCTGTCACCGCACCGCCAACACCGATAGCGAAGTATTCGCCGTTCTTGTTGGTGCTCCAGCGTCCCGCCGCCTTTGAGTCTGCTCTCAGTTGCAGATCCGGAAAGACTGCTTTGAAGTCCTCAGAGTCCACGAGGTTTCGCACCTTTCGGCCAAAACCCACTGACAACGCAGCGGTGTGCGCTGTCTGAATAATCTTTTTGCCGGGGTATTGACCCAGAAACCATGCTGGTA